TTAGTGCTCAGGGCTACGCTGTTTGCAGCAGGCAGATAAAGCCCGTTGGTGGGGACTGTGCTGCTGGTGGGGGTGAAGCTGGTGGCACTGATTGGCACTGTACTCGTAAGAGCGCTAGTGCTAAGAGTCAGACGATTAACGCCATTTGTTGACGCACCAATGGTGTCCGTCCCTGCAAGGTAGAAACCATTTCCACCATCGCTTTCAAACGCAAAACTAGGAGCACCAGCCGTGCCATCAGGCGCACCACGCAGCAGCTCTTCAATCGTGATGCGCTTGTTCTTGTTGGCCGCAAGCGGTTCACTGATGTCGATAATTGGCAGATAATCGCCAGCAGCGGGCGTAGTGAGTGCCGTTAAGTCCGAAATCTTGCGGTCAGCCATGGTGCGTCAATGTCGTATTAACAGTCTAAGCCCAGCCGCCGATATTGACGTTGGAGCCGGATGTGCCGATTTTGCGCAGTTTTACATAAGAGCCTAGCGAAGTTGTATAAGCTCCTCCAGGTGCGTTGCTTAGTGTGTATTGCGGAATAAATGTGCCAGCAGTAGCATTAGTAGAAACAGTGCCAAACACGCTTGCCCTGAAGTCCCTAGCGGAAGTGCTGCTGCTCGATGTCATAGTGGTATTAGATGCTGTTTGCACGTAATTAAATACATCTGGTACGGTAACGCTGGGAGCCACTGCAGAATCAAATACGCCCGTTAATACATAGGCGATGTTTGTAATTCCTGCTGTGCCACCAAACCCAATGCCGACTGTGTGGACCGTTGTTCCTCCCGTTTTATTCAATCTAAATACCATTTCAAATTCGTAAACGCTATCAGCAGCAAGACTAATTCCAACGCCAAAAAGATTTTGCGCAGTATTAACGTCAGCGCCGGTCAAAGCAGAGTTGAGCCTGTAATAAGCGAACGGAGCCAGACCAAGATAAGCATCCGACAAGCTGCCAACTACCACCCAATCAGTATCGCCTGTATTACGCAGCTTCAACAAGCCAGTAGCAGAATCCGCCCACCATTGGCATTGCCCGTTGATTCCCGCATCAAGAACAGTGGCAGGATCGGTGCTGCCGTAATTATTAGAAACAATGGCTGCCAACGCATTGTTCAAATCAGCGCGGAAATTAGCGCCCGTTTGATTTGCAATGTTGTAATCGTGAGTAGCCATGCGTTAGATCTCCTTGCCGTAGCCGACAGCAGTGTAAGTGAAGCTGCGATCTGCAGCGCCGCCGCCTAGCGTAAATTCTAAGTCAAAACCACTACGTGTCACATTAGTAATTGCGAAAACGTCGCTGGCTGCCATGTCGTAAGCCGTGATACCAACGCTCGGTGGCTCGTAAAACTCATCAATAAACGAATAGGTGACTGCTCCAGTGGTGCCGGAAGGCACGGTGATCACGTCGGACGATTCGGTGCGTTGCTGCAGTTCCACCTTCACGCCAGCGGTGTCGATGGCAATGTTGTGAAGCTGCTCGGTGGTGGTGGCCACCACTTTGAATTTGAAGCCCCTGCCGCGAATGGTGGCATTGGCAAATTCTCGCCACTCTCCCCAAGTGGGCGTACCAGCGGGATCGTCGTCAGTTGCAGCAACGTACATGGCAGCATTTGCCCGATCCACAACGTCGCCATCAATCAAATCCCACTCGTCAATCACTGCGATGTAGTCGTCCCACAGTCCTCCAGTTAAATATGAAGTGAAAGCGAGACTGCGGACCAAATTAACGTCATAAACATTCAACATATCGACCACATTTGCCGCACTGAATTCGTATTCGCCACGAGGCACAATGCCGCCAACGCTGTCGATAGATGGGAGCAGATCCCAAGTTTGCTGGACAATAATTGGACCAGGATCTGGAGTGGGATCGCTAATGACAATCTCCGGCGCCATATCATCAATGAAGACAACGTTGGCAAGCGTGATGGCATCTTGATCATCGCTATACAACATGCTGCTAAACGTGCCAGCCCATGTTGGGTTTTCGTTGATCGTGTCAATTTCCAGGCGCGGCACTGGCGCTGGTAGGTCAACGACAACAGAGGCTGCATTGCGTGACTTGTTGCCCAAGTCATCTTCAAACTTGATCAAATAGGTGCCTTCAAGCAAAGGCACTTGTTTTTGCGTTTGGCCGCCAGCCGCAGCAGGGACAATTTCTTGCGCATTTTCCCACGACGCTCCAGCCAGCACGGGCTGGTGGCGAATTAAAACGCTGCCGTTCAAAACAACGTCAAGCTCGGTGCTGCGCTCCCAGCTAATAACGGCGCTGGCTTGGTCGATGGCGATGAGACTAAGACCTTCTGGATCCAGCGGTTCAGCAGTTTTGCCCTTGGCTTCGATGGAGAATACAGCAGGTTCGGACGAGCGCAGGTTTGATGCGCTAATTGCATACACTTCAAATTCGTAGGTGCCGACAAGCGTGTTCAATATTTCATAGCCGGGGCTTGCCTCATCCACTTCAATCCAGTTGTCGTCTTCGTAGCGATAGCGCAGTCGATACGATGTGGCGTTTGTCGCTTGTTGCCAGTTAATTGCAATTTTGCTTGCGACTGTTCCATTGGTGGTGTACAGCGCTTCTTCGGCCTGCAAACCAATCGGAGCATCAGGCACGATGTTCAGATTGGTGATGTCGCGCTGTTGCAGCGGCTGGTCACGCTCGATGTAGTCATACTTACTTGCGTTGTATGCAATCGCCGTGACGGTGTATTGCATCTGCTCCTGCTCTGCCACGCTTAGCACGCGCCAGGTGGAAGATTGCAAATCAGCAGTCTGGTAAATCCAGATGCTATTTACATTGGGAGCACTGGAATAAGCGCTAGATACTGTGATGACATTGCCAACAATGCTACTGACGGCCTTGGATTCGACTGTTCCATTGGACAGGATGACAGACAGCGTGGGCGTAGTACCGAGCACCAGTCCAGTAGCGTCGTCAACGGTGATAGCCGTTGTTGTAGCAGCAGCAATGCGACCACCACCATGCTCTTCAGATCTCACAGGGTCGCTGATTTCAATGACATGTCCAGGCCGCACAATTACGCCAGCATCAATGGCCGTGGTGAAGCTCACCACTTCATTTTCGTAGTGGTTCGTATAGAGAAGCCACTCCCCCACGCGACGAGCTTGCCCTCTGCTCGTGCAAGCAAACGCACTGAGTTCAGTTGTGATAATGCCGTAGCGCTGGATAGCATCCTTATCTTCCACCACCTCTTTGGCAATATCTCGAATGTTCATGTCGAGATAAGAGACAATGGCCACAGTGGCGCGTGTCTTTAAGCTGCTGCTGGAGTAGCTAAAGCCTTCGGGCGTAACATTGGCGAGCGTGAATAAATAGGCAGAATCTTGCGGAGAATCCTGCGAAATTGTTAATGCGCCAGTGCTCAGATAGGGCATCGCCCTAAACACTGAACACATGTCATTGATCAGCTTGTACGCTTCTTCTGAAGTCTGGATGTTGACGTTACAAGAAAAGCGAGGCTCTTGTCCGCCGAAGCCATCAGGAACAAGCTCTGAGCAATACTTGCTGGCAGCCAAAAATGCCCACTTATCAAGCTGTGAGGCCGAAATGTGATCGCCAATTCCAAAGCGCGATGACAGAAGCAGGTCCCACAGGATCCAGGCGGGATCGCTGCACCATTGCGCAGCTTGAAAATCGCCATCCCAGTACCAGTCATCGTCGTTTGGATAGATGACGCGCCCATTGGTTTGATCAACCGTCACGCCAGTGGGGAGTTGGATTTTGACTCCTCGAATGCGGTAGGTGCGTTGTGGGATGCGGTTGAATTGTTTTGCATCAACGCTGAGGCCGATCAATGCGCTGTTGGGATAGCGCAGTCGGTCGTTGATGATTTCTGTGTAGCTTGTCCACTCAAACGCATTCGCTACCTTTGCAGAATCAGAATCGGCAGCCAATCGCACCACTCTGATGTCAACAGGGAAAGCGCCGCTCAGTTGGACAATGTGGTCTCGCTGGTACGGATCGGCTGTACGGCCAGAAATGACCTGACTGGTTCTGCCTGAACCAGGAGCGGGAACGACCGTTGTAAACCCCGCGTCTCCTTCGTATCTGGTTTGAATTGCGTAATGAAAACTACTTCCATGGATGTTGCCCTTATCGTCAAATCGTTGCAACACTGGCACTGTTAATGTGATGCGCACTGCATCAATATTGTTATTAACGATGGTGCGGGTGATCGGTTCACCAGATTCCACTACCACGCCGACAGCGGTTTCACTTGCCACACTGTCCTTGAATGGAATGGGGTCTTGGTTTTGCGTGCCGTTTCTTTGGTAAGTTTTTACACCCCTAAAGTTGTATCTGCCGTCATCATTCATTAACGGTGTATTGTCAAGAAAAATTGAACGGTCAGTGTTGACCACTCCAGTGCCAGAGGCAGTTGCAGTGGCAGTAAAGCGAGTGCCTACCGTG